GATCCCAATGGATGCGACTTGAAAGACCGGTCAGAAAGAGAAAAGATGATAGGAAATAAATATTTAGAAAAATGGGGTTTAATGGAAAGAATCTGACGCCGCAAATATGCAAATTGTTGATGGAGATTGTTGAGCAAAAAAATCCTAATATTTCTCACTCAGTTTTATTTTCAGAATTCGGTAAAGATGTAGCAAAATTTTTAATTGATCAAAATTACTTAACCCAAGGTGAAAACCTTGAAAGCTACTGGCTTGGTAGTGAAGACAAAGATGTTTATGTTGAATGGAATGAGAAACTAAAATCATTTGCCTACGTGTCATCTAGCGGAAAATTTGTCGCGGTAAAAGAAGATGATCTAAAGACCTATGATGCAAATTTTGAAAAAATTGTCAGCTTTTTAGCAAAAGAATTTGATGTTTCTGAAAGCAGCAAAACCAAACAAAATCAACATCTTGAAGGATTGTTATTTTTTGTTGGTGAAGCGCGGATAAGCAAAAAGAAAGTTGCAGTATTTTTTGCTCGCCGACTTAACGACAATGAAGTTCTTAAAAAAGTTGAAGAATTTTTTATCAAGCCAACATCATCTTTACCTAAGTTAATCCTTACTTCGTCAAATCATCTCTCTCCTGAATCTCTTAAAAATAAATCAAAAATTATTTCAATTCCAAAATTGCTTGGACTGGCTAACAGCAAGGCTTTGTTCAACATGGATTATATTGCCAATGTAATTTTTGGAATTGGTAGCGATGAGGCAAAGCCTGATGTTTATTGCACCGAGGATGCCAGCACTCTTTTTGTTGGTGATAAAAGTTGGAGCATCAAAGGCGACAAACAGCGCCAAATCATCAAGTTAATGTGTGATCATTACCTTGAAAATCCTGATAAAAAAATCAGATGGACGGATTTATTAAACGATGCCGACATCGAAACATCTTCGCGATTTAGAGATTTCTTTAAATACAGCGCCGTGCTGGAAGCTATAAATCATCAAAACGGATTCGTTTGGTTTAAAACTGACGAAAAAATCGACTAAAAACATCAAAAAAATTTAATTCCTCCCTTTTCCTCCCCCTTTCTCCCCCCGAACTCCTCCTGCCAATCCTTCTAAATTGTTCGTAGTTCTTCGTTAATCAACTAAAGCAACTACGTCAATGACAGATCATTTTAAATATTTACCAGAGAAATGTGTCGCCAATCGGTGGGGCATTTCATCAAGAACACTTCAAAGATGGCGCTGGCTCGGTCTTGGGCCTCCTTACATGAAAATCGGCGGCCGTGTCCGCTACTCCTTAGAAAGCATCAAGGAGTTTGAAGCAAAGAGCATGGGAAAGAATTCCAACTCTCAAAAGCTAACCAAACAAGATTTATTAAACATTAAGGAACAAGATTATGAACCGCAACACAGTTAATTTACAAGATGTTCCAAACATTCCAATTGGAACATTATCAAAAATGTCGCCAGAGCAATTGCTCTGCCTTCAAGAACAAGCATTACAGCATCTACAAAAAGCTAAAATGCTTAAAGATTGGTTGGATAACAGCATCGCACTTAAATATCGCGATATTGCTTCCAACCTTCGCAAAATTGATTCCAAAGATAGTGGCACAGTCCATTTCACAGATGGTGATTACAAAATCACTTCTGTTTTGGCAAAAAAAGTCGACTGGAATCAAGAAAAATTAAAAGACGTTGTCAGCGCCATTAGAAAACACGGCGACAATCCAGATGAATATGTCGAAAGCTCTTATCGCATCTCTGAAACCAAATACACTTCGTGGCCAGAGCATATCAAAAACATTTTCAAGCCAGCGCGTCTTTTAAAAACTGGTGCTGAAACTTTTAAGATTCAGCCGCTTGCTGAAGGAGGTAAAAATGAATAACCTCCCAATTATCAGCGCTGACGAACGCTTAAAAGAAACGCGCGGCATCAAAGGTTGCATCTTTGGTAAATCCGGTATCGGTAAAACTTCTCTTCTTTGGACACTCGATCCAAAGAAAACTCTCTTCTTCGATCTTGAAGCTGGCGACCTCGCAGTTGAAGGCTGGCAAGGCGACACGATCAGACCAAAAACTTGGTCAGAATGTTGTGACTTTGCGGTTTTCATCGGTGGACCGAACCGCGCACTTCGTCCTGATCAGAAGTTCTCTCAACGCCATTATGACGAAGTTTGTCAGAAGTTCGGCGACCCATCCATCCTTGATAAATACGACACAATTTTCATCGACAGCATAACAGTTGCCGGTCGTTTGTGTTTCGGATATTGCCAAGGTCAACCGGAAGCATTTAGCGAGAAGTCAGGAAAACCGGATACTCGTGGAGCTTATGGTTTGCACGGACGAGAAATGATCGGCTGGCTTACTCATCTACAACATACCAGAGCCAAGAATATTTGGTTTGTCGGCATCTTGGATGAAAAGCTCGATGACTTTAATCGCAAATATTATCAGCCGCAAATCGAAGGCAGCAAAACCGGCTTAGAGCTTCCAGGCATTGTCGATCAGGTGATCACAATGGCAGAAATCCAACTGGAAGATAAAGGGCAATCTTATCGCGCTTTCATCTGCCACACCATCAACCAGTTCAATTATCCGGCTAAGGATCGTTCACGAAGACTCGATGCAATTGAAGAGCCACACCTCGGCAACCTCATGCAAAAGATCAGGTCTGAAGCCAAGCCAATCAACGAACAACTCATTTTTAATAATAACTAAAAACAACAAGGAGATTTTATGTCTATGGATTTTAACAACAGCGAAAACCAATCAAATTTTGACCTCATTCCAAACAACACTCTGGCCAAAGTCAGAATGTCAATCAAGCCAGGCGGCTATGATGATCCAAACCAAGGCTGGGTTGGTGGTTATGCGACAAGAAATGAAAATACAGGCTCAATTTATTTGTCATGCGAATTCGTAATTCTTGAAGGTGAATATGCGCGGCGCAAGGTCTGGGGACTGATTGGTCTTTACAGTAACAAAGGCGCAGAATGGGGAAATATGGGTCGCTCATTCATCAAAGCGATTCTTAATTCTGCTCGTGGCGTTTCTGAAAATGACAACTCACCAGCTGCACAAAACGCCAGAAAAATTAACGGCTTTGCTGATTTAGATGGCATTGAGTTTGTTGCCAAAATCACAACCAAAAAAGATCAAAACGAGGAACTAAGAAATGAAATCCGTTTTGCCATAACCCCTGATCACAAGGATTATCAGGCATTCATGGGAAGTGTTGCGCCGGTGGCTGCAAAAATACCAACGAGCGCAAATTCTGCACTTGCTGCTAACAATCGTCCAGCTTGGGCTAGATAGATTGAGGCAGTCTTATGATTCTTCGCAAAAGACAACAGGAGTTTGTGAGCCGAAGTGTTACCGCGCTTAAAAAACACGGCAACACTCTTGGTGTCGCACCAACAGGAGCCGGAAAAACGCTGATGTTTTCTGCTGTGGTTGGCGAGCTTCTTGGTGCGGATAATAAAGCCTTAATTCTTGCTCATCGTGATGAATTAACTTCGCAAAATCTTAGAAAATTTTTGCGGATTAATCCGAAGATCAGCACTTCTGTTTTTGATGCTAAAACCAAATCATTTGCTGGTCAGGTGACTTTTGCGATGGTGCAAACCTTATCGCGCAAAGAAAATTTAAACCTGATTCCAGCAATTGATATTTTGGCAATTGATGAAGGACACCACTCAGTTTCACCGAGCTATCGTAACATCATCAACGAGGTAAAAGAAAAAAATCCGTCAGTTCTGATTTACGGTGTGACTGCTACACCAAGTCGCGGCGATAAAAAAGATTTAGGCGATATTTTTTCCAATGTTGCTGATCAGATAAAAATTTCTGAGTTGGTTGCATCCGGTCATTTAGTTCGTCCACGAACTTACATTATCGATGTTGGAACTCAAAGCGAGCTGAAAAATATCAAAAAAACTGCCGGCGATTTTGACATGGCAGCGGTTGAAAAAATCATGAATAAATTGCCGATCACCGAAGAAGTTTTTGCTAAATGGCAGGAACTCGCTGGCAATCGCAAAACAGTAATTTTTTGTTCAACTGTTGCCCATGCCAAATCGGTTGCAGAAGTTTTTAATGCTCACGGAATAAAAACAGTTTTTATCAGCGGTGATTTATCGGAGTCAGAAAGGAAAAATGTTTTAGCTGAATTTGAACAAGGTGATGCTCAAGTAATCGTCAATGTCGCTGTGCTCACTGAGGGTTGGGATTATCAACCAACTTCCTGCGTTGTTTTACTTCGTCCAAGCTCATTTAAATCAACAATGATTCAGATGATTGGGCGCGGACTTCGTGTTGTTGATACCGAGCTTTATCCCAATGTTATCAAAGAAGATTGTATCGTTCTTGATTTTGGAACTTCGAGCTTAATTCACGGCTCGCTTGATGTTGATGTTGATCTCGAAAAAGCAAAACAGCCAAAGAAGAAAGTTGAATCAAGATTTCAAAAAGAATGCCCGTCATGCTCGATGCTTGTTCCATCGGCATCAAATAGCTGTCCGATTTGTGATTATGAATTTGAAAAAGCAGAAGCTGATTCATCAAAAGGCGAATTATCAGGATTCGTTATGTCGGAAATTGATCTGCTAACTCAGAGATCAAATTTCGAATGGTGCGATATTTTTGGTGATGGCGCGGCTTTGATGGCAGCAGGTTTTAATGCTTTTGCCGGAATCTTTTTCTTAAACGATCACTGGTATTCAATCGGCGGAACTGAGTTTGGAATTAAAATTTTAAGCACCGGATCGCAAGAAATTTGCCTAGCTGGAGCTGATGATTTTTTAAATGAAAATGAAACCGCTGACAACGCTCACAAATCAAAAAGTTGGTTAAAACAAACTGCATCAACAAGGCAACTTCAGTGTCTGCCGTCAAGCTACCGCAATGATTACAGCATCACAAAATATAAGGCTGCCAATCTTCTAAAATTCTACTTCAACAAAGCCTCCATTCAAAAACTGCTGTTTGAAGCCGATGCTAAAAGACACGTGGCAAATGTTATGGGAGGTCACGCATGAGAATCTGTTCTGTCTGCAAAAGAGAAGCCAGCGGTTTTGGTTTTATTCCACCACCACTTCGAGCCAGTCATCTCGCTAACCGCAAGATGATGAGATATTTCTGCTCCATGAAATGCCAGGGAATTTATAGCAACGCATACAAAGAAAATAACATGATCGACTTAACCAAAAATGAAAAAGAAGCCATTGAATCTGCACTAAAACCGCTTGGTGAATATGTGACGGAAATTGGCATGGATCGCCCAGTTTCAAGCTACTCAAGAGAAGAAGTTTTGTGTCTAATTGAAGTGGCAGTCACTGCTTACTTTGATTTTATGCAAGGCAAAGCATCTGAAACAGAAATGTTGGAGGTGCCATGCTAGATTTTAATCACCGACCAAAACTTTCAGAAAAAATAAATCTGCTGATCGACAAAGCGCTGACGGCAGAACATTCAAAACAAACTTCCAGAGATTATCTTGGTGCATCTCGTCTTGGTGTTTCATGCAACCGCGCTCTGCAGTTTGAATATACTGACACGCCAAAAGATGAAGATCAGAATTTTACCGGAAAAACTTTAAGAATTTTTCAAGCTGGTCATGTCTTTGAAGAGTTGATGATCAAATGGTTAAGGCTTGCTGGCATCAATCTCATCACTCAAAAACAAAACGGAAATCAGTTTGGATTTGCTGTTGCTGGCGGCAAAGTCAAAGGACACATTGACGGCGTTATTGTTGATGCCCCTGAAGATTTAGAATTCAATTTTCCAATGTTATGGGAGTGCAAATCTCTCAATGATAAATCTTGGAAAGAGACGCAAAAAAAAGGTCTTGTTGTTTCAAAGCCAATTTATGCCGCACAAGTCGCAATCTATCAGGCTTATATGGAAAGCCAAATTGAAGGCATTTGCAAAAATCCTGCACTCTTTACTGCAATCAATAAAGACACAGCGGAAATTCATTTTGAGTTAATTCCTTTTGATCAAGAGCTTGCACAAAAAAGTAGTGATCGAGCAGTAAAAATTTTATGCGCAACTGAAGCGCACGAATTACTTCCAAGAATTGCAACAGATTCAACACACTTTGAGTGTAAATTCTGTCCATGGCAGCAGCGTTGCTGGAGGTTAAATGTATGAATCAACTTCTAGATTTTAACAGCGCCGACAATCAACAAAAAGAAAATGTAAAAATTGATGTCGAATTAATCAGACAAGCTCTTCTTAACAGAATTGAAGATGTTTTATTTTATCTTCTGCCGAATGGTCACATCAAAAATAACTGCTTTCATATTGGCAGCATCAAAGGTGAAGCGGGAAAAAGTTTAATCGTTCAACTCGCCGGAGAAAAACAAGGACAATGGTTTGATTTCGCTGAAAATAAAGGCGGCGATATTTTTACGCTTTGGGAAGAAGTCAGTGGTTATCACAAATCCGATTTTAACAAACTGCTTGCTGAAATTAGTCAGTGGCTTGGCAGTCCTCTTTCACCTGAATTTCAGCAAAAAACTGTTAAGCGTAGTTTTACCGATGATCTTGGAAAACCAACTGCCAAGTGGGATTATTTTGATAAAAACAATAAGCTGATTGCCTGCGTTTATCGCTACGACACTGAAGATGGAAAAGAATTCAGAGTTTGGGATGTAAAAAACAGAAAAGCCAAATCACCTGATCCGCGACCGCTTTATAACATTCCAGCAATCACCTCTGCCAAAAGAGTCATCTTAGTTGAAGGTGAAAAATCTGCTGACGCTTTGATTGCTTATGGACTCACTGCAACAACCGCGATGTTTGGTGCAAACGCACCAATCAATAAAACTGACTGGTCGCCACTCATTGGCAAAGAAGTAATCATCTGGCCGGACAATGACGAAGCCGGAGTTGAGTATGGCGGGAAAGTTGCTGCTCACCTGCTTAAAGTCGCTTCCTTTGTTTCACTTATCACACCACCAAAACACAAAACTCATAAGTGGGATGCGGCAGATGCAGTTGCTGAAAGTTTCAACATCAATTCACTTTTTGAAACTGCTAAAAGTTTTGAGCAAAGATTTCCACGCTATCTCGGCGATGATTTGTGGAATGATAACAGTCCAATGCCCGATGATTTGATCTCGCCAAGATTTTTAACACCGCGCGGAATGCTTTTAATCGGCGGCGCACCGAAGGTTGGTAAGAGTGATTTTCTGATTAATTTTTTAATGCACATTGCAGCCGGCGAAAGTTTTTTAGGATTAAAACCGCCAAAGCCACTTCGTGTTTTTTATCTTCAATCAGAGATCAGTTATCACTATTTGCGCGAGCGCATTAAGAAGCTGCAAATCCCAAAAGATATTCTTCATCGCGGATTAAAAAATTTTTGTGCAACACCTCAGATCGAATCAATTTTAAATGATCATGGCGTAGAGCTGGCTTACAACACAATTAGAAATTGTTTTGGTGACGAAATTCCACCTGATATTTTGTGCATTGATCCAATTCGAAATGTCTTTGATGGCGGTAATGAAAATGGCACTGAGAATGATAATAACGCCATGCTGTTTTTCTTACAAAACAGAATCGGAAAACTCAGATCAATGGTCAGTCCTGACATGGGAATTATTCTATGTCATCACACCAGAAAAATAAAAAAGAAAGATGTCGAGGATGATCCATTTCAAGCCTTCTCAGGTGCCGGAAGTTTAAGAAGTTTTTACACCAGTGGACTAATTCTTCACCGCCCCAATGAGCATGAGTCAAAAATTAATCTTTATTTTGAACTTCGAAACGGCAGCGCAATTCCAAAAAAAATCGTTGAGAAAGTTGATGGAAAATGGACCGAGTTAAATCCGTTTTCAGAAAGATTAATTCAGCAAGATTATGGTCAAAAGCTCGATGCAGAAAGAGTTCGTAAAGCAGATGTTATTTTACAACTTATCGCCGATGAAGCTCTGAAAGGCAAAGTTTATATTGTAAATCAATTCGCTGAAAAATTTGAAAATAGAGCTGGTCTTGGATGCAAAACAACTATTGGCGACAGAATTTCAGTCCTCGCCACTAAAGGCTACATCAAATTTAACCGTAACTTATCTGAGTTCAAAGCAGAAAAAGCAAAATCAAAATACGGCATACTTTGTGTTGAAGGCATGCTGTTTAAAAATCAGGATGAACAACTAATACCAGTTCTTCCAACCCACTTCAAATGCTCTACCAGTGGCGCTGTTCTTCCAGTTGAAAATCCTACTATTTGGATTCTTCACGATGAGGAGGTGCAGTCATGAAAAAATCAAGATTCCAAGATTTCAAATCTAGATTCCAAGATTCCAAAAAAACTGACTTTAGCCTTACTCTCGCAAAAGATTCCGCCAAGATTCCAAAATTAAAAATTTGGAAAAATGTTCAAACTCTGCAAAGCCTTGATACACAAGGCTTAAATCAAGATTCCAAGATTCCAAAACTTCTTCAGCAAAATTTCAAGATTCCAAACGGGCTAAACTTAATACCAGCCTATCTTCGGGAGTTCTTTTTAAGATTAGAACCTGCACCCCCTCCATATACTATGGAGGGTATAGATACCCTCCAAGTATAAAATGGAGGTGACAAATTTTGGTCGTCTCCTCGGATTTTTAAAAAAACAAAAACGAGGAAAAAATGAACAACAAAAAAATTTTAGCTCTTGATCTCGGAACAAAAACCGGATGGGCAATAAAATCAAAAAATCAAATTACCAGCGGCACTATAGAATTTAAGCCCAGCAGATTCGAAGGCGGTGGAATGCGTTATATCCGTTTTCAAAAATGGCTTGAAGAAATCAACCAACTCACAGACGGCATTGATCAGGTTTATTTTGAAGAAGTAAGAAGACATATCGGCGTTGATGCTTCTCACGCTTACGGAGGATTTTTAGCTTATTTAACAGGATGGTGTGAGGAAAAAAATCCAAAAATTCCTTATCTCGGCATTCCTGTTGGCACAATCAAGAAGCACATCACAAGCAAAGGCAATGCAGGAAAATCAGAAATCATAAAAGAGATAAAAAAACTCGGTTTCAATCCATCTGATGATAACGAAGCAGATGCTCTAGCACTGCTTGATCTGGTGATCAAGAAAATTGACGGAGGTTTGTTATGACCGACAAAAACCCGCTCAAATGCAATCTTGGTCGCATGCAACCAAAGCAAATTGATGCAGAAAAAATCAAACGCGAGGCTTGGGGCAATGACGGAATTTTAGTCATCAAAGCTGATGATGAAAGACTGAGCTGGCCTGAGAAAGAGCTGATCAAGCAAATTGGCAATAAAATTTACAACAACAAAAAAGGAGACTCACATGGAAAATAAAGAAAAAATCTGGACGGAAGAAATGGTCGTTGCTGCTTTTGAAGAAGCGATCAGAACAATTAAAAAATTACCCTCAGCAAAGTTGCGTGATTATTTCACAAGCTGGCCACAAGTGATTTACAAAGAAATTGAAATTTTACGCATGGATCAAAAACCAAAGAAATGGCCGGCAACACCTGAAGCAATTTCACGAATGGAAAAAGTTTGTCAGTGGATTTTCTTTTTAGAAGAAGTTGAAGAGCGCAAGATAATTTGGCTTCGCGCGGCACGAACGCCATGGAAATTGATTTGTTGTGAATTTTGTATTTCACGAGCAACTGCGAATCGAAAATGGAAAAATGCTATACGCACAATTACGCAGAATTTAGCACAATTACCTTTAGCGACACAAAGCTAAAAAAGCGTTAGACATTTGAGACATTTTCGGGGACTATGTTTGGCAATAGTCGAAAAGTGTGTTTAAAAAATCACTTGAAAAAATGGCAATCATCAGCCTTCAAATTAAGAGCAAGGCAAGCGATGAACTTGCCGCTATTGCATCAAAGCATATCCCCTTCGCAGTTGCAAAAACTCTGACGCAAATCGCTAGGCAAAGTCAGCAGGAAGTTAGAAAAAGCATCAAAGAAAAATTCTTTATCAGAAAAAAATCAGGCGGATTTGAAAGTTCAATTCGAATCAAGCCAGCAACAAAAACAAAATTAACCGCCGAGGTTTACACGATGGCTGCCTTTGCAGCATTGCAGCAAACAGGGGGTGTTAAACAAGCAAAAGATGGACGGCTTGCAATCCCCTCTTATCAGGCAATCAACCAAGTAAAGAAGAGAAGCGATTCAAACAGTCCATCATCTTACCTCGCAGGCGATGCGTTTAAGATTAAAACAAAAACAGGACAAGAGGCAATCGCACAGCGCAAAGGCAAGGAACTTAAAATCCTCTATTTCTTGCGTAAGAGCGCGCACATCGACAAGAGATTGGATATGATTGAGATAACAACCAAAACAGTAAAAGATCGCTTTGACGCGCAGCTAAAGGGCACTGTGAGCGAGGTATTAAATCAAAAGGTACTGTGACGCACTTTTTTTCGCGGGTAACGCGCGACCCCAGGCCTTTTCTACCGACAGAATTTTTAAAAGGGTGCGCACTTGGTGCGCATTTTTAAGTTAGAACCCAATAAATAACAGCATTCGCAAGGTGCGCACCTGAAGCAATTTAGGTGCGCATTTTTTTTGCGTGAAATTTTTACGAAAGATTACGTGTGGATTTACATCCCTTCAGAATTTTATCCCTCTGCTCAGGAGTTGGCGGAATCGAGCTTGGATTTAAGCTTGCAGAGCCAACTTCTCGAACAGTTTGTTATGTCGAGATCGAAGCCTTTGCGTGCGAGATCTTGGCTCGCCGCATGGAAGAAAAAAGATTGGATGCAGCGCCTGTTTGGACGAATCTTAAAACCTTCGATGGCAGACCTTGGCGCGGAAAAGTGGATTGCATCACTGGCGGATATCCCTGCCAGCCGTTTAGTGTTGCTGGAAAAAAACTCGGCACAAACGACCCAAGACATCTCTGGCCAGATATCAAAAGACTCATCACAGAAATTGAGCCACCAATCTGCTTCTTTGAAAATGTCTCCAACCATTTACGAGTTGGATTTGAAGAAGTCGCAAATGACCTACGACAAATGGGTTATCAAATTAAGGCAGGCTTGTTTACAGCGCAGGAAGTTGGTGCTCCTCACCAAAGAGAAAGATTGTTTATCCTGGCCTACAGTGATAGTTTCGTATCACTTGTGCAACGAGACGGAAACGCCACAGCGCTGGAAAGAAAGAGCGCAGGAGAAGAAAATGGAAGGAATCAATTTACACAAACCGCTGAGGATTGTGGCTCAGGAAACATGGCCTACTGTGGTCTCAGCCGATGCGGCGATGGGAGAAATAATTTCACCGAGCGACACTTATGTCAAAACTCCTTCGGGGAATCTAAGAAAAATCAACAAGAACGGAACGAATGGATCACTGGGTCTTGCCAGAACAGTGAAGATTTGGGAGAAGCCACAACAAGAAAACTGGCCGACAATTACAGTGACCGATGCTTCGGTGATGAAAGCACGACCACCGGAAAAGATGATCAGGAAAGATGGCAGAAATGTTCTGAGAAATCCATCACTGGCGGAAACGATTTTGCAGCCAGCGGATTTTCCAAAAAACAAAGAAGATTTTCAGAAACAGAATCAGGGTCTGCCTTACCAGACGAAGAAAGCCTGGTCAACTGTGACAACTCAAGATTACAAGAAACGCGGACCGAATTCAGCTCAACAAGGATTGCACGAGGAAAGCAGGAACTGGCCGACAGTCAGAACATCGTCTGCCAATGGTGCGAGCAGCAAAGAAGTGGAAGCGGGAAATCCCAAGCAGAGGCTAGAAGTTATGATAGCGAACTGGCTGACTCCGAGAGCTCAGGAGCCAGGAAGCACGAGCGAGAATTATGGCAAGGGTCTAAAAAATACTGCACAGAACTGGGCAACTCCAACCACAAGAGATTGGAAGGACAGTTGCAATGCGAATGTTCCTGTGAACTCCCTGCTTGGCCGCCAAGCCCCTCAGATTATGAAGGATGGAACAGAATCCCAAATCACCTTAAACCCGCGCTTCACCGAATGGCTGATGGGTTGGCCGATCGCGTGGACAGAATTCGAGCTTGCGGAAACGGAGTGGTTCCACTGGTTGCAGCGTATGCGTGGCGAACTCTCACGAATGGAATGTATCTTACAAAAGACAATTAACTGATATGGATGACTTTGCACCAAAAATGGCGGATCACATCGAGCTAAAATCAGTCGATGAATTGATCCCTTACAGCAAGAATGCCAGAACGCACTCGGAATCTCAGGTGGCACAAATTGCCGCCAGCATCATTGAATTCGGATTTACTAATCCAGTTTTAATTGATGGTGAAAAAGGAATTATTGCTGGTCACGGAAGATTGATGGCAGCAAAGAAACTTGGCTTAAAAGAAGTTCCGGTTGTTGTTCTCGATCACCTAAGCGAAACACAAAAAAAAGCTTATATCATTGCGGACAACAAGCTCGCAGAAAATGCTGGTTGGGATGAGGAAATTTTGGCAAGCGAACTCGCCGATCTCAAAGATGAAAATTTTAATCTCGATCTGATTGGCTTTGAAGATCAGGAACTCGAAAAGATTTTTGCCAATCTTTATGAAAAAGAAAATGAGCAAGAGACAGAGGAAATTCCTGAGCCTGAAGAAAAACCAATCTCAAAGTCAGGTGATGTTTGGCTGCTTGGAAAACACAAATTGATTTGCGGCGATTCCACTGATCAAAAAACTTACCAAACCCTTCTTGGCGATGAATTAGCTGATATGCTTTTCACTGATCCACCTTATAATGTGGATTACGGCAACACCATGAAAGACAAAGCTAGAGGCAATAATAAAAAAATTCTCAACGACAATCTTGGTGAAAATTTTGAAAAGTTTCTTTTCGATTTTTGCAAAAACGCTTTAGAGATAACAAAAGGTGCATGTTATGTCTGCATGAGTTCTTCAGAGCTTCACACTTTACAAAAAGCCTTCACGGAGGCTGGTGGCAAATGGTCAACTTTCATAATCTGGGCAAAAAATCATTTCACGCTTGGGCGATCAGATTATCAACGGCAATACGAACCAATTCTCTACGGATGGAAGCAAAGCAATGATCATTACTGGTGCGGGGACCGCAATCAAGGCGATGTTTGGTATTACAACAAGCCAAACAAAAGCGACCTTCATCCAACGATGAAACCAGTTGAGCTTTGCAAACGCGCAATTCTCAACTCAAGCAAAACCGATGATATTATTTTGGATTGCTTTGGCGGCTCCGGCTCAACGCTGATTGCTTCTGAGCAAACCAATCGCAGATGCCGAATGATCGAACTCGATCAAAAATATGTCGACGTGATCGTAAAAAGGTGGCAAAATTTAACCGGCAAAGAGGCAATCCTTTTAGAAACCGGTGAGAGCTTTAATGAAATTTTAAAAAGAGAAAATGACTAACGAGGAATTAAAAAACAGAGCAAAAGAGCTGGTGGAAAAACACGGAAAAACTGCGGTAGATATTGCGAAGAGAAAAGCTGATGCCTTCAAAAATGAATGTCGCGAAAAAGACTTTGCCTTAATGCTTCTCACCGAAGTTGAGAAGTTGGCTGACAATCTTTCTTAATAAGGGATGTAAAGCTCCTCAAGTGATTTGCAGATATTTTGGCAAATTTTGAAAGCCTCTTTATTCCAAGCCTTAACAGCATTTTCTTTTTCGCTTAAAAATTTACCAAGCGATGACTCAACTAAAATTCTAACATCTGAGTCGCCTTTTTCTTTGGCTTCCAAGATGTTGTCAAAAAGATCATCGTCACCAAGTAAATCGTAAAGTTTATCTGCAGCAACTTTTGGTGACAAAGGTTTTGCCACCAATTTTTGTAATTCTTTAGCTTGTTTAACAGTTTGCGGTAATGCCCAAACTCCCATAAAAACCTCTCTTTTTTGTTATTATTAATGCCTCTTGAAGGCTTGTCTATTATGGCTTTGCTAGTGATTACTAGCAAGTCAATTAGAGCAATTTTTTAATCTTTTTTTGGCAGTTTGTAAACCCGATCACCACCGGCAATTTTATCGTTTATGATGCCAAGATTTTGATTTTTGTTTACGCGTGAAATTGCCGATCTGGCGGTATGTGGCTGCCATTTTAAATTTTCGCAAATTTGCTTTAGGCTGATTCCACCTTCAGCTGCTTTAATCATCTCGATTAATTGAGAATTTTTAGTGGCAGATTTAGCAGTTTCGTTTTTTTGAATCGGCGCTTCTTTAACCGGATTTTCTTTAACTTCGGCAACCGCTTTTTTGACTACTTTTTTAATAACTGGTTTTGAACTTTTTTTAGGCATATTTTCCTTATATTTAAAATTGATAAAAGCCTTGTGGAGGCTTACCCATTATGCCTTGCGTGAGCATCACTATCAAGTCAATTAAGATGATTTTTTAAACAATTTTTAAAAAAGTTTTGAAATACCGAAATGATGACAAATAACCATGGAACTCTCGATCAGAGGCTATGCCAGACATCGCGGTGTTGCCGAGTCGGCAGTTAGAAAAGCAATCGCGCAAGGAAGGATTACCAAAGGTAAAAATGGCAAGATAAACCCTAAAGTAGCCGATAAAGAATGGGGTCAAAACAGCGATCCAGCGCAAATAAAGGCAGAAAACACCTTTGATTCACCTGATTATAGCCAAAATTCTGCACCAAGTTCGCTAAGTGGACCAAGTTATCAGCAAAGTCGTGCGATTAAAGAGGCGTATGGCGCGAAATTGCTTCGATTACAGTTTGAAAAGGAGTCAAAAAAGCTGATTTCGATAGATGATGTTAAGGTGTCGGCATTTAACGCCGCACGAATGACCAGAGATCGTATTTTGAATATTCCTGATCGTGTGATTCCGCAGCTTGTTGGCAAAACCAACATTTTTGAAATGAAGGAAATCTTGAAAGCCGAACTGATTAAAGCACTCGAAGAGTTATCCAAAGTGAATGAAAAACTATGACGACATTTATTTTCAGAGCTTTTGCGATGGGCTAAAACCAGACCCAAATTTTACAGTTTCAAGTTGGGCAGATAATCACCGAATTTTAAGCAGCATTTCTTCAGCCGAACCTGGACCATGGAGAACCGACAGAACGCCATATCTCAAGGAGATTATGGATTGTCTGTCCCCATCAAATTCTTGCGAAAAAGTCGTCTTCATGAAAGGCGCGCAAATTGGTGGAACTGAATGCGGCAATAATTGGATGGGCTTTGTAATCCATCATGCACCAGGACCAATGCTGATTGTAAATCCGACAGTTGAGACTGCCAAGCGCACCTCAAAAATGAGGATTGACCCAGCAATCGAAAATTGCCCTGCGCTAAGTGAAAAAGTAAAAGATCCGCGCGCCAGAGATTCTGGTAACACAATTTTGATGAAGGAATTTCCTGGTGGTGTGCTGGTTATGACTGGCGCAAATTCCGCTGTTGGACTTCGTTCAATGCCGATTCGTTATCTCTTCCTCGATGAGGTTGACGGCTATCCTGATGATGCCGGTGGCGAAGGTGATCCAGTAAATCTTGCGATTCAAAGAACTGCTACTTTTAGCAATCGCAAAATTTTCATGATCTCAACGCCAACGATCAAAAATTTTAGCAGAATTGAAACTGCATTTTTAGAAGGTGATCAACGATATTATTTCGTTCCATGCCCTGATTGTGGCGAATTCCAAACTCTTAAATGGGCGCAAATAAAGTGGCCGAAAGGTAAACCGGAATCTGCTTATTACGCCTGCGAAAAATGCGGCAGCGTTTGGGAAGATTATCAAAAAGCAGAAATTTTGTGGAAAGGAAAATGGGTTGCGACTAATCCAAATTCTAACAACAAAACAATTTCGTTTCATCTGTCATCACTTTACAGCCCGCATGGCTGGACAAGTTTTGGCGATATAGCACAGGAATTTTGCGAAGTTCATAAAGACCCACCAAGGCTGCAAGTTTGGACGAACACAAAACTTGCAGAAACTTGGGAGGACACGGCTGGTGAAGTCATTGATCCAACTGGATTAATGAAGCGCCGTGAAAATTTTGGCACTCGTCTTTTTAAAGACATTGCCATCATCACCGCTGGCGTGGATGTGCAAGACAATCGTCTTGAAATAGAAATTGTCGGCTGGGGAAAAGATGAAGAAAGTTGGTCACTTGATTACCAAGTGATTTACGGCGACCCATCAACTCCGCATTTGTGGAATGATCTTGATAAAATTCTGGAAACAACTTTTGAGCATCAAAGAGAATTACCGAATTTTCCGATTACGGCCGTGTGTATTGATAGCGGCGGCCACTATACGGATCATGTCATCAACTACTGCGATGCAAGGAAGCACAAAAAAGTTTTTGCCATTAAAGGAAGTTCAAGTGGTTCAGGAGTTCCAATCTGGCCGCCTCGTGCCAGCCAAAACAAAAGATTAAAAAAACCTGTTTATGTCATTGGTGTAAATGATGCCAAAGAAACTCTGATGCAGAGATTACGCATCGCTGAAGAAGGTGCTGGTTACTGGCACTTTCCAATGGAGCGTGATGCCGAATGGTTCGCACAAATTACTTCGGAAATTGTCAGAACCAAATATTCAAAAGGCAGACCAGTTCGGCAGTGGTCACCACGCCGCGAAGGAGCAAAAACCGAAGCGCTCGATTGTAGAGTTTACGCTTTTGCAGCACTGCGCGGATTAGTTCGTAACTGGAAATTTGATTTAAACAAAGCAGTTGAACGGATTAAAGAAATTCCATTTAGACCAGAAAATAAGCAGGTTCAAAACATTCAGCCAACAGTGCATCAACGAGCAAGAAGAGTCAGAAGCAAAGGAATTTACTAAAATTGAAAACACTTGAAGAGCAATTAACGGAAGTCCAACAGGCAATTTCTGACATTCTGTTAAACGCCCAAGAAGCGTGGTATAACGGACAGAAAGTCAGAAAAGCCGATCTTGCTACACTTGAGCAACGCGAAAAAAGATTGTTGGTGCAAATCAAAAGAAAAAATCGTGGTGGCATCAGAGTTAGAGGAGTTACTCCGGTATGAGAAAATTTCCCAAAATTTCTGAAAGCTGGCTCGACAAAACCATTTCTTATCTCAGCCCTCAAACTGGATTAAAAAGATTTGAAGCAAGAACAAGAATGGCAATCGCTGGTGGTTATACTGGCGCAAGGCGTGATCGCAGACAAACTTCAAGTTGGAATGTTTCAGATGGCTCTGCTGACAATATCACGCTTCCTGATTTGCCGGAACTTCGCCAAAGATCGCGTGATTTACTGCGTAATGCTCCACTTGCTTGCGGCGCGGTAAATACTGTTGTGACGAATGTTGTTGGCACGGGACTCAAAGTTCAGTCACATTTAGATCGCGATGTTTTGAAGCCTTACTTCAAAAACGAAGATGAGTTTGATGCTTTTGAAAGAAATGCTGAAAGGATATTTCGCAACTGGGCAGAAAATCAGGATTGCGATATTACTCGCTGCCAAACTTTTTCTGAAATTCAGAATTTGATTTTGCGTTCAGTTCTTGAAAGCGGCGATATTTTTATTTTGAAGAGATATGTCGATCGACCAAACAGAAGCATCAATTTAGCACTGCAAATTGTTGAAGCAGATCGTGTTGCTAATCCCGATTTTAAAGCTGACTCAGCCACTCTTGCTGGCGGTGTTGAAATGGATTCTGACGGCGCGCCAGTTTCTTATTCAATTTGTAATCAACATCCAACCGACTACCAAAACCAAAAAGAGAAAAATTTTGTTAAGGTTCCTGCTTTTGACAAATATGGAAATCGTCAGGTCTTCCACATTTTCAGCAGAACTAGACCAGGACTTACACGAGGTATTCCTTATCTAGCACCAGTAATTGAAAGCCTGAAGCAATTAGATCGCTATACCGAAGCAGAAATTATGGCGGCAGTTGTGTCAGCAATGTTCACTGTCTTTGTAAAATCGGAAGATGAAGAAGGACTTAGCACCATGACTCCTCCTGAAGGTGGAGGCAGACGAGATGATGAAGATTACAAACTAGGCCCTGGTGCAATTCTTGATCTTCAGCCTGGCGAAAATATTGATATTGCCGATCCGAAAAGACCGAACCAAGCCTTTGACCCTTTCGTGCAAGCAATACTGCGGCAAGTTGGTGTCGCGCTGGAATTACCTTTTGAGATTTTAATCAAACATTTTACAGCCAGCTATTCTGCTGCTCAAGCGGCTTTAGTTGAAGCGTGGAAGTTTTTCTCAAGCAGACGCAAGTGGCTTGCAATTCAGCTTTGTCAGCCGATTTACGAGATGGTGATTTCTGAAGCAGTTGCCAGAGGCGAATTAAATGCACCGAATTTTTTCGCCAATTCAACAATCAGAAATGCTTACTTGGGAGCTGAATGGATTGGACCACCACGCGGGCAAATTGATCAGTTAAAAGAAGTAAGAGCCGCACAAACCAGAATTGAAATTGGTGTCAGCACACTCGCTGAAGAAACAGCAATTTTAACTGGTGGTGATTTTGAGAGAAAATATCCGCAAATCCTTAAGGAATACCGACTCAAACAAGAAGCAGGAATCATTCCAAAAGAAGTAGTTCAACCATCGCAACAATAGAAAAACAACAATGCATGAGATTCTAAAAATCGCGAAATATTGGGCAATCGAACCCGATATTTTGAAGAGCTTCTGTCGCTTGGACGAAATTAAATCACTCTCATTTCAATCAGAAAGACGATTAAGCAATACCAGATCAGTTCTGATTCGAGACGGCACGGCAATAATTCCACTTTACGGACCAATCACTGCCAGAAGTGATCTCTTCAGTTTCTTTTTTGGCGGCACTTCTCTTTCCGATCTCGCAAAAGATTTTCAGACGGCGCTCGATGATGATCAGGTAAAAGCAATTTTATTTGATGTTGATTCTCCAGGTGGCGTTGCTCTTGGACCAGCCGAAATGGCGGACGCTATTTTCAAGGCGCGAGGCAAAAAACCAATCTGGAGTTATGTCGGCAGAAATTGTTCTTCCGCAGCTTATTGGATCGCATCTGCAACCGAAAAAATTATCGCCAACCCATCGGCACTTTTGGGAAGTATCGGTGTTGTTACAACAATTCCGGTGCAGGAACAGCCTGATTTAGATGGTTACAAAAACATCGAAATCGTATCAAGCAACGCCATTAAAAAACGACCTGATCCACGAACAACCGAAGGAATGTCATACTAATTTAACTTCCTAATTGACCACTAATATTATTTAATAAACAATCCTGTCTCAGATTTTTTATTAACTTTATTGGTCTTAATTTATGAACAAAATTATTGAATTAAACGAAACATTAATTAA